AGGGCTACAACGAAATCTGGTGGTTCTACTGCTCGGCCAATTCAACGGTGATTGATAGGTACGTCATCTACAACCACTTGGAGCGCATCTGGTCGTATGGCAATCTGTCGCGCACGGCGTGGCTGGATACGCCTTTGAGGGACTTCCCCACGGCCACAACTTACAACGGGCAGTTGCTCTATCACGAGAACGGCGTGGATGATGGCACCACCAATCCGCCCAGCCCAATCTCCTGCTTCATCCAGTCTGCCGACTTTGACATTGGTGATGGGCACAACTACGGCTTTGCATGGCGCATGATCCCCGACATCACGTTTGATGGGTCGTACGTCAACAACCCGGCAGTGACCTTCACCTTGCGCCCACGGCAGAACCCCGGTGCCAACTACAGCGCCGCAGGTACTCCGACTGTGACCAGTACGCAGAACTATCAGGCCCAGCGTAACTACACGGTGCAGCAGTTCACCCAGATTGTTTACACGCGCATCCGTGGTCGGCAAATGGCGTTCAAAGTCAGTTCAGATGGACTCGGGGTCAACTGGCAGTTGGGTGTCCCGTCGCTCGACGTACGTCCTGACGGAAGGCGTTAAATGACCCTGATCGTCACATCAGAGTTTGAACTCAACCGAGTCGTTGCGCCTCGTCTGCCGACCGCGCCCACGGAGTACGAGAAGCGGTATCACGATCAGTTTGCTGACGTTCTGCGTCTGTACTTCAACCGACTCGACAACATCCTGGGGCAGTTAAACACTTTATCCGTTCCGTATGGCGCGTTTTCCAGCGATCAAGACCAGACCACTACCGCAAACGTAGCCACGTTGATGACGCTAAACACCACGGATTTTAACAATGGTGTAAGCATTTCAAGTTCTAAAATCACGGTAGCCACTGCGGGCATTTACAACTTGCAGTTTAGTGCGCAGTTTATAAACACAGACTCTAATGTTCAAGATGTTTACATCTGGCTAAAACAAAGCGGGGTAGATATATCGGGGTCAACTGGCTTTGTATCTATTCCAAGCAGGCACGGAGGTACGGATGGACACGCAATTGTTGGTTGGAATTATTTTTTAAGTATGACGGCGGGTCAGTACATAGAAATCTATTGGTCTGTGCCTAACGCCGCCGTGTCCATTCAGCACCTTGCCGCTTCCGGCACACCGACTAAGCCGTCTACTCAGTCTGTGGTGGCAACAATGACATTTGTCTCCGCGCTCCCCCTATGATAGACTCGATCAACCCCTTTCTCGTGAGGCCCCAATGAGCCTACAAGTTCTTGCCCAAGATATGGCTGCCCGTGGTCGGGGGCCGGACACAATGCTCGTCCACATGGCCCCGAAAGAAGTCGCGGGGCTGCAAGCGTTAGCGCGTGCGCACGGTGGATCGCTGACAATCAACCCCCAGACGGGCCTGCCTGAAGCTGGCTTTTTGTCCAGTATTCTCCCAATGATTGCTGGCATTGCGCTTGGCCCTGCGGGGTTTGGCCTTACCGCAATGCAGGCCGGTCTTGCCGCAGGCGCTTTAGGCACTGTGGCTACGGGCAGTCTGAAAAAAGGTCTGATGGCGGGCCTGGGCGCTTATGGGGGCGCGGGCTTGATGGGGTCTGTGGCGGGCGCGGGCAATGCAGCAGCAAGCAATATGGCCGCCGCAGAAGCTGCGGCAGCAGGTAATACGGCAGCGCAGCAAGCGCTTATTCCGTCCGGCGTTCCTGTTGCCCCGGTTGCTCCAGTCGCTGCCCCCGTTGCTGCTACGCCACCTGCGTATCTACAAGGTATGGTTGATCCAATGGGCGGTTTTCCCGGAGGGGCCGCCACTGCTGCCGCACCTCCCATAGCGCCTGTTACCCCCGCTGTTGCACCCCCGGTTGCAACAGCCCCTATGGTGTCCACTAACGGCGCGTTTTCCTACGAGCAAATGCGCGCTATGGGGTTGTCTGACGCCGAAATCGCACAAAACGCACGCGAATATGCCAGTAGTTTGAAAGGCACCGCGCAATCCCCGTTTTCGCAAGCCACGCAGCAAGCAAGGGAAAATCCGCTTGCGACGGGTTTCAAAGCCATTTACGACAAGCCTTCGTTGTTGCTTAATAAAGACAACTTGAAATTTGGTCTCGCCGCTGCAGCCCCACTAATGTTCCAAGAGCAAAAAGCTGTTAATGCTCCGCCAGACACCGAACAATTTCGCTTTGCCTACAACCCCAATCGTGAGATGCCTCCAACGCGCATGGGGGATGTGGGCGAATACAGGTATTTCCAACCCAGCTACACCCGGTTGGCTGCTGATGGTGGGTTGATGGACCTGCCGGTTGAGCGCATGTCTGATCGCAACGATGCCATGATGAGCGCGGTTAATGGTGCGCAGATGTACGCCGCTGGTGGCGTGTCCCACCTTGGCGACTACTCTGACGGCGGCAGGCTGCTGCGCGGCCCTGGTGATGGGGTGTCTGACTCTATCCCCGCAGTAATTGGGCGCAAGCGCCCCGCACGGCTTGCGGACGGCGAGTTTGTGATTCCAGCCCGCATCGTCTCTGAGTTGGGCAATGGCTCGACCGAGGCTGGTGCGCGTAAGCTCTACGCCATGATGGATCGTGTGCAACGGGCTCGGGGCAAAACCACCGGCAAAGGCAAGGTGGCTAAGAATACTCGCTCTGATAAGTACCTGCCAGCATGAAAGATCAAGGGAAACTGGAGTGGTTTGGGGGCAATCAAGACGCCCTGAACATGTACCGTGCGTTTGTAAATCTGGCGCACACATGGGACGACATGATCGACCGGGACAAGCCCGTAAGCGCCGACGATATCAACCGCGCTTTTTTGACTTGTCTGGTGTACCTCCCCGCCAATCCGTTTTACCGCGCTATTCAGGATCAGATTCTGCCCATGTGGTTGGTGGTGGTTTCGTCGTATGAGACCGCCAACGCTTTTGAGAAAGCCAAAGACCCGCACGGGATCGAGATTGCGCACAGCTTGCGCTACGCGGCTGGCAATATCGTTGCTTATGCGGTCCATGTGTGTTTAGGCGCAGAGAAAGCGAAAGAAGTTTTGCCGGAAGTCTGGAAGGCCATGTTTTACGAGCGGTTTGACGACTACCGCAAGGAGCACTTAAATGACCCCCATTAAATTTATCCTTGAGTCCTTCCGCCGGTCGGGCGTTTTTGGCCTGTATTTGGATAGCGGCGGCTCTTCAGCAGCCCCATCACAAACACAAGTTTCTGATCTGCCAGAGTGGGCCAAGCCGTATGCCAAAGAGACGCTTGGCAAAGCGGCTGCGCTGACAGACATCAATCAAAACCCGTATCAGACCTATGGCGGCGAAAAGGTTGCGGGTTTCTCCCCCATGCAACAGCAGTCGTTCCAAAACGCTGCAAGCATGCAACCCTCTCAGCTTGGCGCTCAAGCTGGGCAACTGGCAGGTGCTGCCACGATGGGTGCGCTTGGGACCGGCTACGACCCCTATCAGATGGGGCAGTTCACTGCTGGCCGCGCCGCGCAGTACATGAACCCGTTCGTCGAGATGGCGATGGAGCCCCAGCTCCGTGAAGCCCAGCGTTCGTCTGAGATGCAGCGGGTTGCCGATCAGGCGCAAGCAACTCGTGCCGGGGCTTTTGGCGGGGGCCGTCAAGCAATTGTCGAAGCAGAGCGCCAGCGTAATTTGGGAATGCAGCAGGGTGACATCCGCGCTCGTGGCCTGATGTCTGCCTTTGAGCAGGCGCAGCAGAACTTTGCCCGAGAGCAACAGCTTCGTGAGCAGTCCCGCCAATACGGCGCTGGTTTGGGTTTGCAAGGTCTACAAACTGCGCTGCAAGGTGCGGGGCAACTGGGACAGTTGGGCGGTCAGCAGTTCCAACAGGGCATGGACATCAACAAACTCCAGAACCTGTACGGCACGCAACAGCAGCAACAGCAGCAACAGCAGCTTAGCCAGAACTACCAAGACTTTATGAACCAGCAGCGGTATCCGTACCAGCAGTTGGAGTTCATGTCGAACATCCTGCGCGGCACGCCGATGGGTACGGTCAACACAATGTACGCTGCACCGCCAAGCATTGGCTCGCAGATCGCAGGTCTTGGTCTGGCAGGCGCAGGTGCATACGGCTTGATGAACCGCAAAAAAGGCGGCACTGTCAAAGAAGACGAAATGCCACGCGCTGGTCTGAACGAGCTGGCGTTGATGAAGATGGGGGTCTGAGATGCTCAACGTCAATCAAATCACTTCAATGCTTCGTCGGCTGCAGCCGGACACGGCGTTGCAGGAGTACGCAAAGGCAAACAAGGACAACCCCTACATCATGGCGCTGGCCTTGTCGGAGGCCAAACGCCGGGAAAAAATGAAGATCGCTGCTCAGGCCAACGCCCCTGAGCAGCCCAAAGTTGTGGACCAAGCGATCCAAAGCATGGCCGCCCCCATGCCCGAGGACATCGGCATCGCACAACTCCCCGCAGGTGACATGAACTTTGCCGACGGCGGCATCGTCGCGTTTGACGAGGGCGGCCCGGTTGAGCGGTATCAAAGTGGGGGTTTGCTCGATGCCGCCCGCGCCCGCGCACAAGCTGCGCAACAGAAGTTGTATACCTACGGGTTGCGGCAACGGCAACAAGACCCTGCAGGATTTCAGGCGGCGCAGCAAGAATTGGCAACTGCGCAGGCTGCGCTACGGTCCGCCGAGCAAACGTATCAAACAGAAATGTCCGCCTCGGGAGCTAATCGCGCCGCGTTTGGTGCGCCTACTGCTGCGGGGCCAATGGCTGCTGATCCCGCTCCTGCACCCGCCCCTGCACCCGCTCCTGCACCCGCCCCTGCGCGTGCTCCTGCACCCGCCCCTGCGCGTGCTCCTGCACCCGCCCCTGCGCGTGCTCCTGCACCCGCTCCGGCACCCGCCGCTGTGCGAGACCCTTTGATTGATAGGTTGATGCAGCCGGTTACGGCAGTACCCGTCAACTTTGAGCCCAGCCAAGCGACATTCCCAACGCTTGAGCAAATTCAAAAACTCTACGCCGACAACAGAGTCAAGCCTGAGAACGTCGTTGATCCGCAGGCGGAGCAGCAACAAGAGCTTATCAATCTGGCCGCGTTCCAAAATGCCCAAGAGCAGGCTGCACATGCACGCGAAGTTAAAGAGCGGGGGCTGCTTGGCGAAAAGCAAGAGGCGCGGCTTAAGGCCCGGGAAGAAAAGCTTGTCAAGCAAGAGAAAGACCTTGGCCCACTGGCGGCGATACAAGCAGGCTTAGCCATCATGAGCGGCTCGTCCCGTTCCGCGTTGCAAAACATCGGCGCTGGGGCGCAGGTTGGTTTGCGCGGATACACCGAAGGACTTGAGAAGCTGCAGACTGCCCGTGAGCGCATTGAAGACGGCCTTGAGCGCATCGAGACGGCGCGGCGCAGCGAGGGGATTCTTGACAATCAACAGCGCAGTGCTTTGCGCCGCGATGGAAACAAGATCATTCTAGACGGCAAGCGCGACTCAATAAACGCATGGCGCACGGAATTTGGGCGGCAAACGAACGAAGCCACCGCGCTTACAAATGCAGGCATAAAAATGCTTACGGATAAAGCAGCGGCAGGGTCTGCTGAAAGACTTGGCCTCGCGCAGATTGAAGCGGCCAATATACGCTCAGCCAGGGAGCAGGAGAGCTCGGGCCTGCGCACCGCTGCACAGCTATCAACACAAGAGCGGATTGCCACGATGGAAACAGCGGCAAAGCAAGCCGACGCGGCTGCGCGGTTGGCAGAACTGCGCTCGCAAGTGGGAACCAAAAACGAAGCCGCTCTTGTGGCAGACTATGCCAAGAACCCCATGAAGCTGAAGATTCTTGAGCAGACGGACCCCGCACTGGCTGCGTACATTAGGCAACGGATTCAGGTTATGACGACGCCTGCTGCGCAGAGTGCGCCGGGCCCTGGCGGAGCGCGTTCATAAAGCGTAGAATTTTCCCGACGCCTGTGCAGATCGGCCTGCACAGGCGAAAATCTCGTAGCCGCACAATTTGGATGCATCATGGCGCAATATCTGCCTCTACCCGACGGGACTTCTGTAACTATCAGGGCGGGGGAGTCGCCGCAAGACGCTTGGCTCCGGGCCCAGCGGATGTATCCAGAAGCTTTCGGTGCCAAACCGGCGGCCAAGCCTGAGACCACGTTTGGCGGCAATGTCCGTGAGTTCTTCAAAGGGTTGGCTCCCGGCGCTGTAGGGTTGGTAGAAAGCGCGGCAGTTGGCGCATCTTCGCTGTTGCCCCAGGACATGGAAGAGAGCGCCCGCAAGCGCATTGCGGAGATTGCTGGCGCTGCCAAAGCGCCGTTTGCTGCTGCCCCTGGGTACGAAGAAGCGGTTGGCCGTAAGCTTGGCGAGGCGGGTGGTTCTACTATCCCATTTTTTGCACTTGGCCCGGCGGGTATCGCTGGTCGCGTCGGCATGGCCGCGCTCGGTACGGGTGCTGGAGCGGGCGAAGCCCGGACAAGGGCTGAGCAAGACAGCGCCACTGCTGATCAGCGTGGCACAGCCACTGCGCTGGGCGCTGTGGTGGGCGTCTCCGAGATGTTTGCGCCCCTGCGCATTCTGGGACGTTTGAGCGATCCCGTCAAAGCGGGGGCTGCTGCCCAGATCAAACGCATTGCGGCAGCAGGCGGGGAGGAGGCGGCGCAGGAAGCCGCAGCACAGATTGCCCAGAACCTGATCGCCAAGGGCATCTACAAACCCGAGCAAGCCATCATCGAGCAGGTAGGCGAGTCTGCTGCATACGGTGGTGCTGTGGGCGCTATGGCGCAGGGGTTGTTGGACTTGGCGCTGGGACGACGCGCCTCAAAAGCAGGCACAGCCGACGAGATTGCCCAGGCCCGTGCGGAGGCAGACGCCGCCCGCGCCGCTGAAGAAGCACGCAAAGCCGACCCCGCCTATGCACAGCAGTTTGTTGCGGACTATGAGACCCGCAGAGATGCCTTTGTTCAAGCCCGTGCGGCATTGAAAAAGCCCGGCAACGATGCCACCCCCGATGTTCGGCAAGCGTACAAAGAGCGAAAGAAAGAACTTGATGCGCTAAATGACACGCTCGAGGACGACGCCAAAGAGTACAACACGCTCAAGGGCGTGGTGGCACAGCAGGCAGAAAGAGCGCGTATTGCGGGCATGTCGCCCGAAGACTATTTTCTTGCGCAAGCGGGGGCACAGGCACAACCAGAAGCTGAGCGCCCAGCGCAAGAGGAAGTGCCCTATCTGGCCAACATGCCAGCACCCGTTTCCACTGCTACGTCGTCCGCCGTCGATCAATATGTTGCACAAACGCTAGACGCCGCACGGATTGGCAGCTACTTGCCGCCTACCACCACGGAGTATGTGTCGTATCTGATGCAAAACCCGAGCATGGCGGCGCGGATTACGCCTGACACGCCGCTGCCTGGGCTGTCGCGTTCAGAAAGAAACGCAGTCATAGACGCGATCAGGCTGCAGTTAAAACAGCGGGGCGAGCAATCGTTGGCACCGCGTGTGGAAGACTTGGCAGGACAACTGCCCAAAAAAGTTGTAGGCAAGCGCAGGGCTCCGGACTACGAGGCGTATCTGCAAGATTTGGAAGCCATCGACTTTGATCGCCGCGAGGGCCAAACCGCCGCTGAAATTGCCGAGATGGGACGACGGCGATTTCCTACGGATGTGTCAGCGCAGGGTGAGATGTTTGGGCAGTCCGCACAAAAGACGGTGCTTGGTGCGGCACTAAAAACACGCCGCGAGCTGCTTGCTGATTTGCGCATTGCTAGGGCTTCCGGTGATCGCAACGCAGCCGAGTCCATCATCAATAGCTTGCGAGCAGTAGATAAAAGAGACGAAGCCGACGCAATGCGCGTTGCACGCAGCCAGCAAAAATTTATCCTCAATGGCGAGCAGCGTGAGGCGTTAAGTGCGCAAGGCTACAGCGAAGAGCAGATTGACGATCTGGAAGCCAAAGCGCAAAGGTCGTTAGGCCAAGCAATGGGCGCAGGCCAGACGCCGCTCTCTGTTGCGCTGCAACAGGTCGGTTCGGAAAGCCGTGCTGACGCGTTTTCTGAAATTGTTGATCTGATCAATCGGTTCAACAGAGGGGCCGCAAAGCAAGAACAGTTGGACGCCGCAAAAGAACGGCTGATCGCTGGCTTGCTCATGGACATCCGCCAATCGCGCACAGAGCCGCTTAGTGAAGACGAGACGCGTGGCATCACGCGCAACGCTAACGAGCTGCTGCGAGAACTGACCGAACGGTTTGGAGATACCCGCGACCTGTCTCAAAAGGGCAAAGACGTTTTTGTACCCGCCCAAACTCGCACAGGCAAATTTCGTACCGATGAAGTGCCCGGCACAGGCTATCCGACGGTTGAGTCTCGTGTTCCGGGTCGGCAGACTTTTGGCAGTCCGTTTGCTGCCGCGCAATCTATCCGTGAGGGGCTGGAAGAGTTACGGACAAACGCAATTGCCGCCGCGCAGACCCCTGGGTATACGCGCACGTTCACGCCCAGCGAGGTAAGTGTTAATACTGCAGAGGCGCAGCTTAGCCGCGAGTTGTCGAAAGACCCCCAGACGCACAGCCCAGAGCAGCGCCGCCTGCTGGAGGCCATTGGCGACAACGTGCGCATGATGCTGCGCCCCGAGACTCGACAGGATGTGTCGAGCTGGCTCTACGACTTGGCGCGTGACCCCGCTACTGTTCCAACGGACAAGACGCAGGCAATACGCGATGCGCTGCAAAGGGTTGAGCAGGCCAAGCTGTCAAACCAAGAGCAGCTTGGACTGCCGTTAGGCCCCGGCCGCAAATTGCGGCGAGAAGCTCCTGAGACAGAGGCCAAGCCGGTGCCCGTTACAGCGGGCTCATTTAGCCAAGTTAGTTTTGAGCCTGAGTATGAGGCCGTCACTTCGCCCGTTTTTGGCAGCTATGCGGAGCTCAAACGCTATCTTGCATCAGACGCGCTGCAAGAGATGCGGTCTGCCATTGGTTTGGCGCGACCAACAATAGATCGACTTGAGCAGCGGGTCAAACCGTTTGCGTTTCGTGTAGCGCTTTACCTGTCAAAGCTTGACGCACTTAAAGCCCGAGTTGTTGCGCTTGACAAGCGTGTGCGGGACATGCACGTTGGAAAACGCGGGGAACTTAAAACGCTAAAGGAAATGTCTGCTGCTGATGCAGCAGAAGAGGTGCGTGCGCTTAACGAAGCACAACGCACTCTTCGTGAGTTGCGCAAGCGCATGGCCGAGCTAGAAGCGCCGTTGCGCAAAGAACTGGAGCCGCTGCTCAAGGAGTTTGATAAGGCACAAAACCAGTTTGAGGCTGCCGTAGAAGCGGAAGAAAAACTGACGGCGGCAATGCTGCGCAACAATCAAGTGTTTTCAAACCGTGAAGTCTCGGCTATTGAGAAACTACACAGAGTGCAGCGGCGCATAAAACGCGCTCGCCAGAAACTGTATAAATCTTTTCAAGAAGATTTTGGCAACGACCCGCGTAATCTTGCTCGCACGATGCAAGAGTTTAAAGAAAGCGGGCAACAAGGCGCTTTTAACGAGCAGCTTGCAAAAGCGCACAAAGAACTGTACGACGTATTTTTTGACACGCGCAAAGATGATGTTGCTATCCAGCAGTACTTAAAAACCGCAGCCACTTTGGATGCGCAAATCCAAGTACAAGCAACCAAAATAGATGCGACGGGTGAAAAACTAATTAACGCAGGGCTTGCGCTTGAAGAAGCGCGTAACAACCAGATAGAAGCTGCGGAAAACCGCGACGAAATTCTTGACGCACGGCAACAGGCACAAGAGGCTCAGCAAATACTCAAGGCGTTGGCAGCCAAACAACAAGCGCGTTTGGACGAGATTGAAAAGCTGGAAGCAGAGCTGGGCCTTACGCGCACGGAAATCCCTAACCGCATTGCCGAAACGATAGACGTAGTAGAAGTGCTGCGGGCATCAACGGACGCTGAAAAAGCGCTTATACGGCAACGCGACGAAGCCGAAGCGGAACTCAATGAAGCTGCCGCCCCGGTAAAAGCGCTGTTCGCGTTTGACCGTCAACGCACGGAAACACGCGCTAAAAAACCCGAGACCGCTGCGCAAACCCAGGAACGGGATGCTCAGCGGCAACGTCTGCTTGAAGCCGTTGGTCGTGACCCATCCAGTTTTGCTGGTGAGCGTGTTTCGTTTGAAAAACGACGCGCATTGATAGAAGAGCTTGGCACGGCTGAAGAAACGCGTGGGGAACTTGAGGCGCTGATTGCTGCGGCAGACGAAGCCATTCCATACGTGCAACAGCAAATTGCAGAAGCTGAGAGCGCGCTCAAGGGCATTGATAGAGAAATTGCGCAGGTTGAAGCCGCCAACAAAAAGCGCCCGCGCAGTTTTAAGGCTAAGCTGGAGCAGCAGTCAGCAATGGTTGCACTGGCCCCGCTGCGCGAAGCGCGTGAGCGTTTTGCAAAAGGTATTGAGCGTTTCACCAATGACATTGCAACTTACGAGCGCGACAAGGCCACGGCACAAAGCAACTTGGCTACGCTTGAAGAACGCAAAGCTGATTTGGAAGCACTTTTTTCTGACGACCCAGAAGTGCAGAAGGCGCGTACGCAAGCCATTGACAAGCGCATTGCCAAGGTTGAGCAAAACATTGAGAACCAAAAAGTTTCGCTTAAAGAAAAGGGAATCAAAGCGAGCACGCTTGACTCAAGGAAGCGCGAGCTGCGGAAGTCCTTTAAAGAACTGCAACGCCTTATGGCGCAGCGTTCGGCCAAGTTTGGTATTACTCGCAAAGCACTGGCAGACGTTGGCAGGCCCGAAACCGCTGCGGCAGAAGAAGGTGAGCGTTTGGGTGCTCGCAAAGTGGGGCCCGTTGTTCGGCCCACACGCACTGCAGGCAACATCCGCACTGGTGTGGCAGGTACGACTGAGGAGCGCAAGCTCAGCACGCGCTCTAAGATAGTGCAGGGTGGCAAAACCAAGACGGAAACGTCAAAGCAGCTGCAGGCTGCTGGCAATATTGCGGCTAAAGAACGTGCGGCCCAGCAACCAGAAAAAACCACAACGCAGTTGGCTGTAGAGGAGCTGCAACAACAGCAGCAAATACTGGCGGCTAAAGAACGTCTTGAAGCCAACATCAGGATGCAGCTTGCCGATCTTGACATCCGGCTCGATGCGTTGCGGCGTAGTCAACGCCCCAACGTAGTTTTAATTGCCGATTTGGAAGCGCAAAAACAAGCAATGCAACGCGAGTTAGCCGCTGCGCGTATAGATGTAGAGCGCGAAGGCGCATTGGCGGCAGAAGCTCAAAAAATTGTTGATACGCAGTCTACTGTCGGAGGCATCTTAGGTGTTAGTTACCCTAGTGCTGTTGCGGGAGCGTTTGAAAAAACGGCAGCCGACGACTTGGCAAAAACAAGCGAGCAGCCCGCGCCTATCGGCCCTGTAAACGAAACTGTTTTGCGCCAGCAGGTTGGCACGCTGGCAGCGGAAGACGTTGCAAAACTTGAGGCCGCTTACGGCGTAAAGAAACGCAGCAAGACTTTTATCGCCAAACTGAGCGCAGATATTGTTGACATGGTCAACAACGGCGGTAAGGCGGTTGCTCGGGGCATCCGCAACATTGTCAAGAAAATGTCTGAGGGTGTGCTTGCGGCTGCGATGGTTTTCAACCCGCAGTTCAGCGCCACAAACTTCAGCTTCGATCTGCCCAAGGCGTATAGCCAGACGCTCACGGAAACGGTCAGCATCAAGGCCGCTGTGCCTGCTGCTGCGCGTGAAAAAATGAGCCCCCTGGCGCAGATGGTCTACGAGAACATGGCCCCCACCGCCAAGGCTTCTGGCAAGGGCTTTGGTATTGTGGACAAGGTCAACGGCGCAATTCACTTCTTCAACAACGACGGCAGCTTGTTGGTGCAAGGCCCTGCGCTCATGGGCAAAGACGCTGGCGATGTGTTGGGTAAGTCGTCGCTTGAGGGCGGCCCCAAGATCACCCCTGCCGGACGCTTTACGTTGGAAGTCTCTAAGGATGATTTCTACGGCACTTCGTTCAACTTGCTTGAGACGTTTGACAGCACGGGGTACGTTGCCATACATCCGGTGTATCTAGGCAACCTGAAAGAAAACCGGCTTGGGCGGCTGCAATCGCCAGAAGCTACGGACAACCGCGTCAGCTACGGCTGCATCAACACCACAAAAGAAATGTTTGTGGACAAGTTGGCACCCAATGCCGACTCGCTCAATGGCGGCATGTTGTTCATCATGCCCGATGTAACTGAGCGCACCGCTGAGATGTTCCCGGCCAAGGTTGAGACGGTCACCAAAACATTTAGTGGCACCGAGCAAACAGCCAAAGCTGAAGGGCGGTCGCTTGTTGGGCGGGAAGAAAAACTTCCAGAAGTCAAGACGCTGTATCAAGTGGCCACGGAGATTAACGACGCACCACGCGTTGAGGTCGATCCGAAAAAGAGCGCCGCGTCTTTGATGGCAGACATTGCTGCAACATCTAAAACTCCGCTGAACAGGGCGGTGGCTGAGCGGCTCAAAGGTTTGCTTGGCAACACCAGCGTTTACGTCGTCAAAGATTTGCGCAACGACCAGGGCGGTGCGGTTTTTGGCGCGGCTGCCGTTGACGGCTCGCACATTGCACTTGACGCCGATTCTGGGCGGAACGAACAGACGATTCTGCACGAGGGCGTGCACGCAGCCACGGAACGCGTTCTGCGCACTTCTGAAGATGTGCTTACAAAAACGCAGCTCAATGCCAAGCGGGAACTCAAAGCGTTGTATGAGGCTTACGCTGCCGATGCGGCTGCGCCTAACGACAACGCCAAGGAGAGTTTGAGCGAGTTTGTGTCGGATGCGCTGTCTGACCCCGCAGTACAACGGTACATGCAGGGCAAGAAGTGGACGCTGAAAAACATGTGGACAGCGTTCAAGAACAGCATACTCAGGACCATTGGGGTCGATACGCCGTCCACCATGCTGGAGGCTACGCTGGCTGCAGCAGACGCGCTGATGCTGACTGTGCCTCGTCCGACAAGGGCTACAACAGAGCGGCTGTCCATGCGCAAGCCGGAGTTTGCTTCCTCTGAAATGAAGGATGCGGTTGGCAAGCTCGACCCGTTTGTGACCAAGCAGCGCGGCGTCAACGAGCGTGTGCGTGCCGCCTCTGGCGGATTCCTCGGCCTTGAGACCCAACTGGTGGACCGTTTCGCTGGGTATGAGCGGCTGCGCAAGTACATGCCAGAGCTGCAAGGCTCGCAGATGATCTACTACCTGCGCATGTACGACCAACGTATGAACATGGTGTCGCAAGCCGTGGGCACCGGAGCGCCTGTCATTGCGGAGAAGACGCGCAAGGACGGCAAGGTCGAGCGTGTGATCGAGGCCCAGGAAGGGCCGAGCATCAAGGGTGTGGTGGAGACGCTCAGGGATGCCAGCCCGATGGTGGGCAACGGCGAAGCTGTCAACCGCCTGTTCACTGCATACATGGCCGGGATTCGTGCCGACAACAAAGGGTTTGAGTCACTCAACTTTGGCGAGGGTGTCACCCGCGCTGATCTGGACAGTGCGCTTAGCGTGGTCAATGGCAACCCCGAGCTCAAAGCTATATTCGACAAGGCACGCGGCGAGTACAACGAGTACAACCGCAACCTGATCAATTTCGTTGTGGAGACCGGGGCGCTGTCTAAACGGACTGCTACGCGTCTGCTGGCTGAGAACGATTACATCCCGTTCTACCGGGAACGCAACGGCGTTGCCGAGTTGTTGATCGGCAACGAGACCCCCATCAGGATCGGCTCAATCAAGGAGCAACCCTACTTGCAGGAGCTGGTTGGCGGCGATCAACCGATCTTGGACTTCATGACCAGCTCGGTGCAGAACACCAACATGCTCATCGACATGGGCATGCGCAACCTTGCCACCAAGAACGCGGTGTTTGAGCTGCTTGACCTGAGCGCCGCCAAGCTGGTGCGCAAAGCAGCGGGCCCGGACGTTGTTCAGTTCAAGGTGGACGGGGAGGACCGCTACGCCGTGCTGGCCACGGAGAAGGTCAAAATCGGCAATAAGGAATTTGATACGGGCGTTCCAGCCGATATTCTGGTAAAGGGCATGGAGGGCATCCCGACACAGATGCCGTTCCTGTTCCGGGCGCTGGCCATCCCAGCGCAGCTTCTGCGCAAGGGCGTGACGCTGTCTCCGATGTACGTTGCCAACCAGTTGTTCCGCGACTCCTTGGCCGCGCCCATAGCCGCTGGTGCCAACTTCACGCCTGTGTTGGGTGCGCTCAGGCAGATTGGCAAACCGGCTGCAGAAACCCTGGAGCGCCGGGGCATCACCGGGGGCCAGCAGTTTACTGGCGGCGCAGACGACATGGCCATGATCCTGCGTGGTATTGCGGACGGCAAGCCCGGCTGGATGAACCTGCTGGCCAAAGCAGAGGCAGTGGCAATGTCGGCGGACTCCCTGACTCGCCGGGCCCAGTACAACAGCTACATCGAGCAGGGCATGTCGGAGATGGAGGCCACGCTCCTGGCGCTGGAGTCCATGAACTTCAACAAGCGCGGTGCCAGCCCCAGCATCCACATTGCCAACGCGCTGATCCCGTTCTTCAACGCCCAGATTCAGGGCTTGAACGTGCTGTACAAGGCGATGACGGGGCAGATGATTTTTAACGACAAGCTCAAGATTCGCCAGAAGCTGTTGCAGCGAGGCGGCATGATGGCGGCGGCATCCATCGTCTACGCGATCATGATGCAGGACGACGAGGCGTACAAGAACGCTGAGGCTGACCAGAAGTACGGCAAGTGGTTTGTGCGCATCCCTGGCGTTGATGAGCCGATCCGTGTGCCCATCCCGTTTGAGATTGGCTACATCTTCAAGGCGCTGCCCGAGGCGTTGGTCAACTCTATGCTTGACGATCATGGCGGCGAGCAGGCGGTCAAGGCGTTCAAGCAGATCGTGCTGCAGACTATCCCTGGCGGCTCCAGCTACGGCATCCCGCAGGCCATGAAGCCCGCCATCGAGGCGGGGTTGGGCAAGTCGTTCTACACAGGGCGCGACATCCTGTCTGCGCGGGAGAAGGGGTTGTTGCCCGAGGAGCAGTTCCGCAACAACACCGCCGAGATGTCCAAGCTCATTGGCCAAGTGACGGGCACATCACCCATCGTCTTTGAGAACTTGGTGCGCGGCTACACGGGCACGGTGGGGCTGGCGTTCCTGCATGCGCTCAGTGTGGGCGTGCCTCCCGGCGAGTCCCCGGAGAAAGCCGTCAAACGGCTGTCGGAGTACCCGATTGTGGGCGGGGCGTTCCAGCCCAACGACGCAGGCGGTATCACCAACAGCATGTACGAGCGCATGAACGACGCGCAGAAGGTCGAGCGTACCTACGAGAAGCTTGTGGAAGAAGGCCGCATGGCCGAGGCCAAGGCGCTGCTGCAGCGCCGGGGTAACGAGTTCCTACAAGCAGAGCTGGCCAAGGAGTTCAAGTCCAACATGAACCAGTTGGTTGCGGCTGAGCGGGCCATCCAGGCGTCGGACCTGTCACCAGAAGAAAAGCGCAAGCAGCTCGATCAAATCCGCAAGCTCAAGATCGCGGTGGCCAAAGAGATCAGGGACGTAGCCGACAAGACCGTGCAGCTATCGTTCTCCCTTTGAGGTAGCCCGATAGAACCACACCCCAAGCCTGCCGTTCCTGATGCGGGTACTGGCTTGGGCGTCGAAGACACGGCAGCGCAGGGCTTCCTTGAGCCCTGCTTGCCGCACTTCTTCTGTGTTCAGGCAGGGCACAAAGAACCCGTGCTTACGGTCAACGGATCGCCACGGGAACAAGCGGCTGTAGGATGACATCGTCTATGTCGTCGGCGCGTCGTGTGATCTTGACGGCGTTGACCCGCATGGGCGGCCCGTCCGTCTTGGCCATCATGTCCTTGCGCTGCATGAAGCTGGTGATGAACTGCTTGGATATCTGCTCGCGGAAGGTGTTGTAGCTAAAGCTCATGGCCGAGCAGTACGCCCGCAGCAGCCGCTCCTCGATGTAGAAGTCCACGCCGCCACCACCGACGCCGTGCTCGACGCGGCCCATGATCTCAGCGCGTGTGGTGTTCTTGCCAACGATGGAGCCGTCACTGAACGCCGCCAGGACGCCGGTCTTCTCGCCAAACTTGACCACCACAAACTTGCCCTGGTACTCCTGAATGTAGGCGTTGAGCACATCCTCGGCGGTGCGCTTGCCGCTCACGATGCTCTGGCGCTGGCTCACGAACGTGTCGTTGAGCACCTTGATGATCTCTTGCAGCGGGATGTCGGCAAGCCCCGTGTGCTGGCTGTTGCACAGGATGCCAGCAGCGACTATGACCCCGGCACCGGCCATCCAGAACCGCTCATCGTTGGGGGCGTTGAACTCCTTGTACATCTGCGCCACGGTCTTGGGCACGAGCTTGCTGATGTAGTCCAGATTGTTGACGAAGTAGCGGCTCAGCACATCACCAGCAACGGCGTAGTTGTGCTGCAAGGACTTGATGATCTCGATCTCAGCGGCGTCCCAGTGCAGCTTCTCGTCCATCGAAATCTCGATGAGGCGGCGCAACTCGCCCTCAGATGAGTGCTGCCGCACGCTTGTCAGGTAGTCCACGGCTGGCCGGTTCGATGACATCAGCGCAAACGCTGCCCAGGTAGACAGGTTCAACCGCTCGCGGTTGGTGCCCGACTCCATCCGCTCTTTGCCGCGTCCCTCGGACATACTGAAGAGGAAGGCAGGGAACCACTCAAAGTCGTTGCGGTTGTTGGTCGTGATCTCGTCGGTGACAAGCGGCAGGCTGCGCAGGTGTCCCAGGCGCTGCTGCATGGCCACGGCTGATGTGCCAGAGCCTGTGCGGTAGTGGATCGGGTGGCCCCAGATGGAGGCGGCTGTGTCCAGCGCCAGCGACTTGCCAGTACCCGACTCGGCCGAGGCACAGTGCATGGTGACGCCGAACAGGCCCGTGAAGCGCATCAGGGGTGACGACATGCCAGCCAGAAACGCCGTCAGGTGCTTCCACAGCTTGCGGCGCACCATCATGTTGATGACTTCTTTCCACGCATCGAGCGAGCCGGTGGGCTTGGTGTTGTTGACGATGTTCTCCAGCCCCGGGATAGGCACGGGCACGGGCTCGGCACCGGCCTTGTAGATGGCGCTGTTGAACACGAAGCTGTCGTCATCCTGCCAGCCGTAGGCGCTGGGGATCACTACGGGTAGTTTTTCGGTACTCATTTTTTCCACGCTTGCGCGTACGTATTCGTAAAGGTTCTTGTCATTGCCCGAGCCGAACGCGGCCAAGATGTTTTGGCTGGCCAAGTGCTTGAGCGTGTCGTCTCTGGCTGCGATGCTTTTCTGGGGGACAAGCACCTCCTGTATCTTTTCCTTGCGCACGGCCAGCATGTGGACCTCGTGCACGCCGTTGTTGTTCAGAATGTCCACGGGAAACAGGTCGTAGGGCAGCAGCATGTGCTGGCGCTTTATCGTGTTGCCGTCGCCATCCTCTTCTTCCTTCTCGATGAACACCCCGCCGTACCTGCCAAACGCGTAGCCGCGTGGTGGCTCGGGGCGGTAGAGTTTCTGTGCTGGCGCGTCTTCGACTTGGACTTCAATCTGCGTAGCTTCGGTGACCGCGTTGATCTCGCGGCCCCAGCCCAACGGGTTGGTGAATTTGCCACGGTGCGGGCAGCCGCCGCACACGCCGGGGTTGGCATCGTCCATCGCTTCGCACGAGTACGGGCCTTTGATCTCAGCGAGTTTGCGGTGCATCCGGTCATGATCGTACGGGTGCAGGTCGCTGAGCCAGACCGCAGCCTTGTCACCATCGACGCAGACCTTGGCCCAACTGAGCAGGCCACGCCACAGCGGCTCCATGCCATCCTCGGCTGCGTTCTCCACGTAGTGCTTGAGCTGACCGCAGCCGCTGCCGTCTTTGGTCTTGAGCAGGATTTTTTTGAACCGCGTGACGCTGTTGCCGATGATGGCCTGCGCTGTTGCAGAAAGAGGGTTGACACTGGTCGGCCTCTGCCCGGGCAGGGCCAGGGCGCTTGAGGGACGGGGGCGTACAAAGTCCTTGCCGAACCCCTGGGCTGTCAGCACAGCATCGATGTCGTCCACGGCGAAGCGGTCGCCCTGGGATATGAACCGCACCTTGGTTGCGCCGCGTACGGCTTTGCCGTTCTTGATGCCGGTATTGGTCGTGTCGAACACGCGCAGCACGCGGGAGGCATCGCCCGTCACAGCCGCGTCGATCTGCAACCCGTGCTTGAAGCACATCTCCTTGAACCGCTTGGCCAGGGGGAACCAGTCCTCCTTGTACATCATGTCCGTGAGCGGCCAGTATGCGTGTATGCCGCCGCCTGAGTGGACGAGCCAGGGGTCGCCTATGGACGACAGCCCGGAGTCTTCGCAGAATTTGTGCAGTGCAGCAGCGGCAGCCTTGGCGCTGGGGTACGACTTGGTCTTGATGACGCCGTTCTCGTCGGGGATATCCTTGGGGTGGTTGCAGTCAAGGTCTACGGCCAGCACTTGGCTGGCATGCATGTTCTCCTTGGTGCGGTCCTTGTTCGTGCCAAACGTGCCCAGCGCGAAATATGTGTCGTAGCCCTGCTTTGCCCACTTCTCAATGGCGGGCATGATCTCTTCTAACGTCTCCCCATAAACGTGTGACTTCTTGTTTGTAAGCTCAGCCGCGCAGTAAAACCCGTTACCCGGCGACGGCAGAACCTCCGCTAGAAACTCAAGCGGTGTCATAAGGCTCCTTGGCGCTGGGGTTAGTGGGTTTGGCTTTTCAGTTGTACTTTGAGCTCGGCATTCTCATCGAGCAGTCGGGCAATGCGTGCGCACATCTCTTGCACCAGGGCATCGTCGTTCTCCATGTACGCGTAGCGCAGGAGCTCCTCGTCTGTCATGTTGGCAAGTTGTACTCGTGACATATTTTTCTCCATGCCTCATCAGCGGTGCGTGAGGACTTCATGATTGTTAGTAGCAACTCCACGCGATTTTGATACGCGACGAAAACGTCTTTGCCCATGAACCAGTTGTACACGGTCTGCCGGGTGACGCCAAGTGCTTGCGCGATTCTGGTCACGGGAAAGTCAAGGTGGATGGCCCATCGCCCGAGCTGGTTGCCCGGGGTCTTGGGCGCTGCTAGGACAGCGTCGATTGTTTTTTGCGAATAAGACATTGTGTTGGGGGGCGGCTTGCGCCGCCCCTGTAGATCACTCGTCGTCCCAGTCGCTGACAATATCAGCGAGCTTGGACTTCTTGGCGGGGACAGCGGTCTCCTTGGACGGAGCCTTGCGCACCTCTGGCTCGTCGTCCTCAGACGCCACCGGCTTGGCCTTGGGGGCTTTGGCCTTGAGCGCTGGGGCTTCGTCCTCGTCGTCTTCAGCATCGACCTTGGGCGCGGCCTTGGCCTGCGTCGGCTTGCCAGGGATATCCATCGGCGCTGCCTTGGGCTTGACCCCATCGGCCTGGGCCACCGTCATGACCACCGCACGCTTGGCATCGTCGCTCTCAGCCTGCCGCGTGACAGACTCGTACTCGGCATCCTCCAACCAGCGCACGGGCGTGAAGAACAGCTTGGGGCTCTCGGCCTTGGTGTCGAACTTCATGCGGGTGACGATCTGCTCGGGGTTGACCGGCGGGGTCTGCGCAGCTAGGAACCGTGCGTACGCTTGCAGCGGGCGCTTGTCGCCATCTTCCTTGCCGAAGATCGACGTTGCGGGCAGCGTAAGCTGCAGCACATCACCCTCGGGGTTGTTGGCCAGCACAACAGCAAGGCGCTGTTGGAAGCGGCAGGCGCGGCTGTTGCCGTTGCCCGACCCTGCTTCGTTCTGGGGGCAACCCATACAGGTCTTGTTCTGCGGCTCTTTGATCGAAGCGTCGGGCTTCTCGCCGTCGTTGCTCCAGCAGTCGGGACCGGCGATCTTGTCTGGGTCGTACGCACCTGCGTAGAAGATGCGGCTGACTTTGGGCGCTGCCTTGACGACAACCACATCGAGGTGGCGGTCATCAATCGACGCGATCTCTTTGCCACCAGAGACAAGGCGAAACACGCCGCCCTTGATGGAGATGCGTTTGGTCGAGGCACCAGCGCCGCCGCCCGTCAGGGCTTTGGCAGTTTCAGACAGCTCGTTGTTGCGAGCGAAGGCGGGGACATTGGAGGCGTTAAAAAGCGTGATATTGCTCATGGTTAACTCACTTGGACTTGGTTACACGAATTTCGAACTCGGTGTGCGAGTTCAAACCGGGTGGAACAACACCCGGGTTCTCTGACAGGAAGGTCGCCATGTTCGTCTGTGCGATGCGCTTCTCCAGCAGATCGACGACTTGGTGCTCAAGAATAAATTTCTTGAACGAGTCCCAGTCCTGCGTGTTGTAGCGCACCTTAGTCGAGAGGGAAACCGTCCCGTAAGATGTGTTGACAGACTTGAGCCCGAGGGCTTTCATCTTGTCTTTGATGGCAAAGCGCACCTCGTCTTGCTGAGCCTTGAGCTGCTCCACCGCAGTGTCGTACTCTTTGGTCAGCGCGTCGATGCGCGATTTGATCTTGGTGTGGATTTTCACGAGGCGGTCGATGGGGACCACCTCATCTTCAGTGTCGGTCATGTGCTTTCTCCTGTTGTTTTGTCAAGCGTTGGACAGTTTACACGGGTTTTTGGCTTTTGCAAGTGCCTCCTTTCATGATCTGATCTCCGACTCAAACATGGCCGTGAGCAGGTCGTTGTCATCGACGCGGGCCGCCAGCGCCTTGAACATCTTGCGCTCGATGGGGGAGCTCTGGATGTGCACCACTGTGACCTTGTCGCTGGTCTGGCCCTTGCGATCAGCGCGTGCGATGCACTGGATGTACTGCTCAACAGACATCAACGGGCCGTAGAAAACCACCGTGTCGGCTGCGGTAAGGGTAATCCCGTGTGCCGTTGCTTGCGGCTGCATGATAAGCACCCTGGGGTTGGGCTGCGTCTGGAACCTGTGGATGATGTCGCCGCGCTTGGTCGCGCTCACACTGCCGTGGATGACCTCGGCAGCAACGCCCTTCTTGGTCAGGTAGGTGTGGATGGTGTCGATGCTGGAGCGGAACATGGCGAAGATGATGACCTTGCGCTCGGTCTCCTCCAGCACCTCCTCGATGACGCCAAGGCGTGGGGCAGCATCGAACTCGACCACTTCTTTCTCGTCCGTGTAGGCCGCACCGCAACTGATCTGTAGGAGTTTGCTTACACCAGCAGCGGCGTTGACCGCTGTGATGGTCTCCCCTGCCGTGTGCACCAGCATCTGCTCCTTGAGCAAGTTGTAGTACTTGTTCTGCTGTGGGGTCAGCGGAGCCTCGCGTGTGAGCGTCATCACAGGCGGCAGGTCCAAGCACTGCTCTTTGGTGAACCGTATGGCTGGCTGCAGCGCGTTGTACACATCGTCCTTGGCCGTGGGCTTGGGGGCCCACTTGAACATCGTGAGCTTGTACATGACCTGATCGCGCCAGCCCGTGAAGAACTGCGGCACTCCTGTCGGGTTGACCAGCTTGGCCAGACCGTACGCATCAGCGGGCGACTGCGATGCTGGCGTGCCCGTCATCATCCACAGGTACGAGTCTGGGCGCACAATCGACTTGAGCGTCTTCCACCGCTTTGTGGTCATCGTCTTGTATGCGTTGGCCTCATCGACGATGATGAGGTCGAACCTGCCGTCTGCGTTGATCTCTTCTGCGATCAGGTTGAGCCCGTCGTAGTTACAGATCACAAACTCATAGTCCGACTGGATCATCTCGATGCGCTTGGCAGCTTGCGCGTGGTGCGCGACGATGGCAGAGCGATGAATGATTGAGTTGTTCAGGTCGCCCATCCAGGCGCTGTGCATGATCGACAGCGGGCACAAGATAAGCGCACGCCGCACAAGCCCACGCTGCATCAGGTAGTCTGCAGCCCACAGCGCCGACAGTGTCTTGCCCGTGCCCGGGTCGTTGAACACGAAGGCTTTGCGGTGCACTGTCAGGAACGATGCAGTGTCGATCTGGTGCGCCATAGGCTTGTAGCGCCCTGGCCAGTTGTAGCGCCGTGTGATGGGCGAAGGCACATCCTTGACCCCCAGGTTGCGCAGCACCCGCACCTCATCGAGCCCCCAGTACACGGCGATCTTGTAGGTATCGCCGTCTTGGTCAAGCACCTTGTGCTTGGGGATGATCTGGTACTTGTCTGGGTTACGCGTTCTGAAGACGACTGCCTTGTCCTCAACTATCTCCATTTACTTTCTCCTGTGCTTAGAAGTTCTTGTTGAAAAACTCATTGACCATCTCTTCAAACTCTTTGAGGTTGAACCTGCCGCCCTCGCCTTCACTCGGGCCGTTGGTGCGCATGATGATCAGCTCGTCATCAGAGCGGCACAGGTGAAAGCCATTGAGGAACAAGACGCTTGGCGCTTGTCTGCGGGCCTCCGTCCAAACGAAGTAGGCGTTGTTGATACCGATCAGCTTTTGCTCAGCGGGCGAGATGTTCGCCCACCATTGTTCAAACATCATTTGTTGTCTCCTTGGTTGGCGCTCTTGCTGCGAAGGCGCAGGTTGCCTGGGGATGTCTTGCCTCCTTTGCGCAGTGGCACCTTGTGGTCGATGTCCTTGCCGCTGCGGTCGATGCCCTGCTTGTCGTAGAGCCTGCGAGCCTTCTGCCGCTCCAGTTGGTCAGTGGTCTCGCCGCTGGCCTTCTGCAGCTTGTAGGCGTGTTTGTAATTGCGTTTGCCGTTGGTCTGTGTCATGGTTGACTCCTTGTGAAATGGTTTGAGCAAATTTCTGTAGCCGACTAAGGTGCTGCACTACCGCTTCGTGCACATCCTTGCGGGTGGAAGGTCTGCACATCGCTTCAAAATCCAGTATCTTGATGTGCAGGGTGCGCATATCGGGGGATAGCCCGACTGTAAATGCGTTTTTTGCTTTCTTTCGGTGTATGGGCGCAGTCATCTCAACCTCTCTTGCGATTGTGTTCACACGTTGTCACCGGACACCAACCGCATAACGGTGTCGGCTTGGGGTTCCATACCCCGGTCTCATGCGCCTGCTCGATGCGAGCCACGCGCTCTCTGTAGTCCCACCAGTACTCCTCGGCTTCGCCCACCATGAAGCTGGCCTTGGCGATGTCTTCCTTGACCACGAACAGCAGCGCCCCAGAGACGCGCCGGATGTGGGGGAAGTGGGCGAACACCATCAGCGCCATGAGCTTGAGCTGCTCGCGGTCTGGGTACTTGTTGTTGCCCGACTTGTAGTCCACCACCTTGGCCGTGAGGTTCTCGTCGTCGATGATGAGCAGGTCGGCAATGCCGCGCACCCACACCTCCTTGTCCATGAACTTGCAAGGCTTCAAGTCCTTGGTCACACCCATCTGGTGCTCGCACAGTTTCCTGCCCGGCTTGGCCTTGAGCGCATCGAGCGTTCCTTGCAAGAACGCAAACTGCGGCGGCAGGGGCGTGTCCTCCTTGATGTACAGCTCCGCTGCCGTGTGTAACTCCTTGCCGTAGATCGTTGCGTCGGTGTCCTTGAACGGGTAGTTCTTGAGCACCTTGACCTCGTGGTATCTGCGAGGGCAGCCCTCGTAGTCCTTGAGGGAGCTGTGCGACCAAGTGACTGTCTTCATTGCGTGGGGCCCGTGTTGTAGTAAATGTGCCCTGCCTGCGAAAACTCTTCGTTTGAAGTCACAGCGTGGTACGCACTGTCGAGCGCATAACGCGCAGCTTCTATGTGCTTGCGAAGCAGCATCATTTTTCTTCCCTCTCTGCTGGTCAAGTTGTTTTTGCTTGTAACTTTAAAAGCTGCGGCCTGTATAAGGGCAAACGCGGGCACGAGTTGTTTTGCCAACTCGACATGCTCTGCGTGGGTCATCTTCATTTTGCGTGCCATATCAAAACCTCGCTGTACGTATTGCTCGGGCCAGTCGCAGAGAGAACTCTTCGACGAACCGCTCGCGGTTGTTGAGCTCATGCTCGCCCATGCTGTGCAGGATGGCGTGGGTCAGCTCATGCCAGAACGTCTCCTCCAGTGCCGACAACCTGAACGGCACACCGTGGTGCGTGCGCCGGGCCAGCTCGATCTTTTGCGTGTCGTAGGTGATACGACCGATCTCACTCTTCCTGCGCATCGACTCAACCACATCGACGCTGTACCACTTGCTGCCCACCTGTACTTTCTTGGGCAATACCAGTTGCTTCATCTTTCTTTCTCCTTTTGATGCATGTGTCGTAATGTCTGCAATGTGAGCCTCGCTTCCACGAGCATTGCCATCGCCTGTTCCTGCGCTTCCTCATAGTCACGCTCCAGGCACGCGTGATGAACACCCTTGGCCAAACGCTCAACTTCCATGAGCGATGCTGCGTAGTCAATCAAAATCGAATCGTTCATTTCTTTGCAAGTCCATATCTGCGGTGTGCGCCACCCTCAACGGCCAGGGGAATCCCCGGCATGTACTTAGGCTCTACTGTCATCTGCGCCAAGACCCAAGTCTTAGCGTCAGCCACTTCCTCGTCGGGCACCACGACGATCTGCTCATCATGCACTGTGCCTGCCACAAAGTACTTCTTCGAAGTACGTAGCATCCCGTCCGTCATCACGATCCGCGCCAACGCTTGGGTCACGTTGTTGGTGATCTTGCCAGCATACAGCTTGGTCTCGTCCTCGCCGTAGACCCAGTTCTTCTGCTTGGTCTCCTTGTCGGTGACTTGGCGCAGGTCAGGGTACAGCAAAGACATGCCGTTTGGCAGCACGATCTCGTTCTTGCGGAACGTCAGACATTTATACACCACCTCTTCGCCACCGGCAAGGGACTTAGTTAGTAAGCGGTCACACATGTCCCAGAAGCTCACCACGGGGTGGGCCGTGGCCCGGTAGATGTCGATGATCTTCTTGGCCGCCACGCAGTGCACCAGCAGCTCCCGCTCGGTGCAGGTGTGGGGAATCTCTTGGAGCTTCTTGACGTTGTCCTCCCAGCCGATGAACCGCTCGATGTACTCGGAGGTCACATCCAACTTCTTGGCAAACGCCTTGTCATAGCGCACGGGCGGTGCGCCCAGGAAGCCCACCAGAAGCTGCGAGGCGAAGCTCGCCCACCCCAGGCCATACCCACACCCCAGCAACGCGCTCTTGGCCGACTGACGCAGGTCTGGGTGGCTGTCCTTGGTCATGCCGGGGATGCCGAACATCTGCGCACCGAACTGGGCGTACGCATCCTGGCCCGAGCGGAAGATGTTCAACAACTCCTCGTAGTCCGACAGCCACGCCAGCACCCGGGGCTCGATCTGCGAAAGGTCACCCACCAGAAGCTGGTATCCCTCCGGGGCCATGATGGCCTTGCGCAGGAAGCTGCCGCGCTTGAGGTTCTGCATGTTGATGGCCGAGCCCTTGGCCGCCGTCCACCGGCCCGACTTGGCACCGTAGTAGGACAGGGGCACGGGCAGTGCGCCGCGCTGGGAGATGTCCAGAAACCGCTGCGCACGGGTGCGCTCGGTGGTGGACTTGACCTTGAGCCGGGCCTCGCACAGGGTGGCCACATCCTCGTTCTCACCGTTGAGCAGTGCTTGGAACAGGGCGTCGTTCTTGGCCAGGGCCAGCGTCAGTTGGCCCGTGGTCTTGCTGACCTTCCTTGGTGGGGCTACGCCCATGCTCCACAGCAGCGCAGCGAACTTAGGGTTCGATGCAAGCTCCGACTCCTCCACCCCCAGCTTGGCCAGCAGCCCCTCACGGTGCTTGCCCTCTTCAGTGAGCGCCTCGATCAGCATCGTCCTGTCAAGCTGCAACACCGGGCGGGTGTACATCTTGAGGGTCATGTCGATGAGCCGCAGCTCCGACTTGGGGTAGTTTTCAACCAGCCGCTCGAAAATCCGTTCGCAGAGATATACGTCGTGCTTGCAGTAATCGGCAAGTTCAGATTCCACATCTTTATCAATCTCTGCGAGTCCGTCCGTCGAATGTACGGCTCGCCCTTTTTCGGGAAGACCAAAATCGCTGGCGAGTTTTGCGAGGGAATTGCCAACCTCCACGCCGCGTAAAGCACGCGCCATTGATAGGGTGTCGAAGATGAACGCGGGCCGTATACCGTAGCGCCACTCAAGGATCGAAACATCGAACTGTGCGTTATGGGCGAGGGCGGCTGTCTTGCTCCAGTCGTAAGTCCCCAAGATTCTAGGAAGCTCATCTCCTCGATACCACTGTATAGCGGTGTCTCCTCCATACTCATGGATGCAAGCACCAAATGCCTTGAACCGCTTGTCACGGATGTACTCCTCTGTGGTTAGTTTCGATAGTGTGTAGTCGCGCTTGTCCCAGCGCGTTTCAAAGTCAATGCTGACGATGCGTTGATAAGGTGCACTCAATTAAACATCTCCTTGGGTGGTGCGTCTTTTGTGTTGAGGTATCCTAAAAAATCGTTGGCTCCCTCCATCAGCCGTGCGGCTGCCATGCTGTCGCAGTTGAGCATTGCAAACGACTCAACGCTGTCGGCAGTACCGAAGATGACCACGGCAGAGTCAGTGCCTTCTTTGTCGTAGCAGCGGGTGAGGGCGTAGAAAACAGAGCGCAGGTGCATGCGCTCATCGTCGTCGAGCTTGGCAATGATGCGCTCGATCTCTGCCTCTTGCTCTTTGCTTGTGGTGATAGTGTTCATATCAACTCCTTTTGTAGTGTGTCCATGTTGGTCTCGTTGATGACAAGGGCGATGCCGCCAGCGGCGCGGATGCGTGCCAGATGCAGCTCTTGCAGTGCGGTTGGTTTGTTGCTGCCTGCCTTGGCCTCGACCGCAATGAAGCGGCCTTTGTGGCAGATGACGAAGTCGGGCACGCCTGAGTTGCCGTAGCCTGTGCCGATGGGCATGGCGTAGTAAGCGCCTGCTGCATCGAGCAGTTTACGGATTTGCTTTTTGACTTTGACCTCGGGCGTGGCGGCCATGCGCGGCTCCTAGAACGGCGCCGGCTCAGCGTCGGCTATCGCCTGCTTCTGCGCTTGCTTGTGCGCCCGCTCAAGCATCTTACCGTCCACCCTCTGGAATGGCCAGCTTCGTGCGAAGTTTTCGCTTTGGTTTGGGTTCGTTGATCGGGACTTCCTTGGTTTGGAACGTGTGGTCGTTGTAGCAGTGTCGGCGTCTGATTGGGACACCGTCGATTGATTTTGTTTGCATGACATCCGTTGGTCCTCCACACAGTGGGCACTTCATTCGCGTTCCTTGTAGTACTTGAATCTGTCAGTCATGTACGTTGATGCTTTTGCCAGAGGTTGCGTGGCTTTCAAGTGACAATTCCTGCACACCAGATAAGCGTCGGTCCCATCCGCGCAAGAAAGACCGTCTTGTACCCACAGCTTTGTGCCCCGCACAATCCAAGGACCTTTTGTTGTTTCGCACACCGCACACACCGCGTTCTTTTTCAAGCGATTGACTATAGCTCTGTAGTCGGGTGACGACCGCATGTTTATGTTTGTTGATGTTCTCCTCTTACGCATACACAGTTTTGAACAGGCTGACAATCTTGGGTAATCGGCTGGCGTCAGCAGCATTTCCGCTTTGCACACCACACACTCTTTTGGGATACGCACCAACCTCGCAGCGTTAGCGCATGCGCGGCCACAGTAGTGGTGTGTTGAGCGTTTTGCCCAGCAAGCATATTTTTCAAAGGGTATGCCGCAGTGATCACAGTTAAACGGCAGCTTCGATTTATTTCTTGCAACTGTAGTTAGTTGAGCGCGTTCAACCACAAACCCGCCAATGGGTGGCGGGGTCTGCTTGTAGTGTGTGTCGTAACCTCTGCCTTTCATTTTTTCCATCCTCCGGGCCAGTCGTAAAACAAGGGCATGGGGTCCACGGCAAACGCTTTGCGGATCAGATCAGCGGCTTGGTACGGCTCGGCCTCTTCAGCGATCTCGGCGCAGCGGTCTGCGACAAGGGCGGCAAAGCGTTCAAGCGTAGCGGCTTGATCTGTCGACCACAAAATACCAGCATCCAGCGCCATGCGGATGATGTCTTCTTTCATTTCAAAAACCCCACGATCTGCTCGTACACGCCGTTGCGGGCGCTGTTGTCTGTCTCGTACTTGTTCCATCCTGCGTAGCGCATCTCTGTCTCTGCGCGGCGCAGCAGGTCAAACGCTCGGTCAGAGTCTTTCACAATTGCATCTATCTCAGTCTGGTGCGACTGCTTGAGGGCTTTGGTCAATGGGCTGTCCAGCCAAGCGTGGTAGTCGGCTGTTGAAAGTTTCTGGTGCATGTTGTGATCTCCGCTCATGATGGTTTCCTTTCTCCGCGCTCAAATGCCTCGCGGTTATCTGCGCTGTTATGGATGGCAAGAAAATCAAC